GCTGATTTCATTTGCCATTACTCGTCGTCCTCCTCATTGACTGCCACTGGTTCCGGAACGCTGCTAATCTGGTCAGGCTTGATGCCGAACTCCGTTTCGACCAGCACTTTGACCGCTGTCACAATCCACGGTTCTTGCGATGCGAACCAGTTAATGAATTGGACCCGGTGATAGGGCGGGTCGCCGGTGTAGCCGACTAGCCCGTAACCATCAGCGATAATGCTTCGCAGCTGCGGAAACAGCGGGCCGCCGTCTTTGTCCTTGGCTGGATGCGGTGCCAGCCTTACACGTTCTGCCATCGTTGCCTCCAATTAGTTGCCTGCGGTCCATGCTGGCGGTGTTGCTCCCGTCCATTTCACGGTCAGTTCGCAGGTCTGGACTTGGTTTGTTTGCAGCGTTGGAAACTTGACACGGGTAACCAGTCCGGTTCCGGCGTAGGTTGCGGCAGTGGTTCCGCCAGGTGCGACCGGCCAAGTGATGGTCACGGTTTCCGATGTGGTGCTGGTTGCGTACCAGCCCGCAGTCGCCGCTGGGTCGAATTGTGCGGTCAGCGTCACCTCGCCCGGTTCCTCCAAGTCGCCCGCCATGTAGGTCGGTGCGGTGCTGGCCAGATGCGTGATGTCAATTGCTGGCCGGGAACGCTCGCCTGCGTCGATAGTCAGCCAGTTCAGTGCCCGGCTGCTGGTTCCGAACGTGATGCTGCCGCCGTGCCCTGTGTCGATTCGTGTGTTTGCCATTAGCTTGTCGCCTCCTGATACATGACGATGTAATCCCTGCTCACCCAATACCGTTTTTGACTTGAACCAGACACCGGAGGATCAAAGCCCCGACGATAGCTAACGTTGCCGGTGACGTTCAACACCCGCACCAAGTCGCCGCCAGTGGCCATTGAACCCCGGAACATTTGCAGAGGTGCGAGACGTACCGCTTCTGCAAGTCCGTAAGCAGCCGCAGCCGTGACGCCGTAACAGTCGATCTGAATGCGGTTGCTGCACACTCCGGAAATTCCGGCAAGGTGTTCCAGCGACTGGCCCTCGAATATCTCCATGACGATATAGGGCATCGTGGCCCCTTCCTTGGCGTCGTGGAAATAAATGCGTGCCGCGTCGCCGCTGCCGACCAGCGACGTGATCGCCGACTTGGTCTTCAGGTAAATCCGCAGGCTGTTCAGGATGTCAGGCATTAGCGGCTGCTCCTGATGGACTTTTCGAGGCTGCTGATAACCGCTTGGTTTTGCTGTATCTGTGTTGAATCAACGGCAGGTGCCAGCCACCGCTTGGCCTCGACAAACGTTTTGCGTGTCGCTGGCTTGTCACTCCAGAAGTACGCCTTGTGCCCGAACTCCAGCAGGTGCCCGTGTGCGGTCGTGTTCTTGCGGTCCTTGCCTTTCATGTGCGGCTCCAGTTTTTGGCCGGTAATCGCCATGTGCAGCATCCCGTCATTCTTGGAAACCATCTTGATGGCGATACTGTCGGCCAGCGGTTTCCGCAGCATGTCACGGTCCCGCTGCTTCTTGCTTTTTTTCTTGGCGGTTCCTGTCCGGTCACTGCGTGGAATCCGTGCCTGTGCGTCCTTCTGCACAATCTTGGACGCTGCCTTGAGTGCGTCGGCAAGTGCCTTGCCACGAACAAGCAAATCAACCCGCTGGAGGTAGTCTTCAATCTTTACGTCTTCGCTGATGCTGGACTCAATAGCCATCTTCGCTCTTGCCATCAGACAACCACCTCCGTCGCCTGAATCATCAACTGCGTGTTGCTGTCCATCACCAGCACCCGGCTAACTTCGTAGTAAGTCTGGGTCAGCGGCTGGTAGATTCGCATGTTCGGCAGAATCCCGGCGTAGTACCGCATTTCGATGACGTGCGAGACGGTCGCTTCAATCTGCCTGCCTCGGTAAGTCTCGCCGCCACTGACTGCGGTGATGCTACACGGCAGGTCACGCCATAGCGTCGTCGCAAAAGCAGGGTCGTCGCTGCCTTCTGCTGACGTTTCACGGTAGACGTGAACACGGTCACGGTACTGGCCAGCCTTTAATCTCACGGGTAGTTACTCCGCTTGAGCCGGGCCAGCAGATTTTCGTAGGCTTTGAATCCGCCAGTCGTGGACTCGTTGCCCATCATCGTGCGCTCTTCAAAGTAGTACCCAATCAGCAGCAGCATCGCTTGCTTGTAAATCTGCGGCACTGCCCCACCATTGGCACCATAGCCAGCCGTGTAGGCTAAACTGATTGCGTCCCAGCGGTCGTAGGCTGTCGGCCATGCCGCGTTGCTATTAAGCCACACGCGGCGACGGTCCGCGTCCAGGCTGTAGAGGCTGGCCGAAAATGTTTGCTGCGTGTTGGCTGAGTCGTAGTAGGTGATCGAAGTGACCGCCGAGACTGGCCGGTAATACAGTTGCCAATATTCTTCGTCGCCGGACCAGTTAAACTTTTCCGTAACCGTGCGAGATATGAGGCAAACCTGACAGTCATGCTCCACCTGCTCCCGTGCCTGCTGAATGAGGTTTTGCAGATGCTCGTCATGGGCCGTGTCAGCGTCTGCGATTTCGAGGTGCTTTTTCACCTCGCTCAGTTGCAGCGGTTCCACTGCTGGCGTCGTCTGCGTGATCGACTTGTCCGCTGTCCGCAATGGTCCGCTGATTGAGAATCCGCCCATTTCCAAACCTCACCAGACAATCTGCCACACCGGGATAAACTTCGATCACGTCATCGGCCTTGCGACCGTTCCAGTTGCGGAGCAGTTGAACCTGCACCTGCTGGACCTGTTTCAGTTTCATGCATGCTGCTCCTTGCGTTCGAGGTACTGCTGCCGCCACTGTTCTGGGTAGATGTGCTGCGGTTGCAGGTTCTCGTCGTAGATAGCGATCATCTCTTCCATGTGCCCGATGCGGCAGTCGATGTCTACCCAGACACGCCGCCCAGCCTCGCGGAACCGGTTCCAAAACCAAATGTCATCGTCGATCTTGGCGTCGGTCCACTTGCCATCCGCATCCGGCCTGCACCAAAACCAAGGCTTAGGAACGTCCTTGAGCCGGTCCAGTTTGATGGCCGTTAGCCCGAAATGTGCCGTCGTCACCTCCAGCGGCTGGCCGCAGTATTCCACCCGCGTCTCGCCGCCCATCGTGAACAGCGGAATTTGCTTTCCCCGCTTGCACTGCATTGCCGCCACAGCGTCGTATTTGTCGTCGCTGTAAAGCACGCCAAGCAATCGGTGTACGTGTTCGACGGTGAAGCAGCTGTCGAAGTCCACCGTAATCGCCACGTCGATGCCGTGGTCGATGGCGTCTTCCAGCATCCGCTGCATACACTGCCCGTAGAACACGCCGCCTGAAACGACAATCGGAATCCCTGCCTTCTTAAAAGCGTGGTCGATGACGTTGCGACTCCAGACACATTCGTATCTTGGAGCCGTCATAAATGCCGCGACCTTCGCTTCCTTGTGTGTATCCATAGCGTTCTGCTCCGCTGCTGGTGACCGTCTTATGATTAACCAACCTTGACGTAATCGGCATTGTTGGTGTTTGCGGAGGCGGCGATTTCCTTTTGCAGGATGCCAACCACCGAAGTTAATACCGGGCCATTGGTCGTGGTGTCCGGTGTGAGTCCGACTTGCAGATACCGCTTGCGGCCATTCAGGTCAACGTGCAGGACGGCTTCTTTGGCCACGTCGTTCTCAATGGTAAAAGCGTAAGTGCTTGCAAATGTGGCAAAGTTGCTTGCCGTGGTGTCGTCAGATTCCTTGAGGGAAACGACCACGCCGGTTGCGTTGGTGTTCAGTTCGGCACCGACAGCAATGCTGATGGATGCGTAATCGGCACCTTGGCAGTCCAAGTTTGCAGTCCGTGCGGTGGTCGCAGCGGTAATCGGGGCGAGCAACGTGGAGAACACGCCGCTTTGGAAAGTCTTCATTTATCGGTTCCTTGTCAGGTATTTGTTCGTTCAGGAAAAAAGGGGGAGGCAGCGAACCGCCTCCCCCCGACGGTCCCAAGTGGAGCAGAACACTTGGCTCACTAGGATGCGTTGCACTTGACGCCGACCACTGGACCGCCGAGCGATGCAGTGCCGCGTTCGTGGCAGTTGATGTCAAAGCGTTCGGTTGCACGGAAATAGATGCTGTCGGTGTTGAAGCCGTAGCTGTTGTCCACTGCGATGCTGATGCCACGCTTCTGGCCCATCGAAACGGCCCGGCTCATGTCGCCAAAGTAGGCAATGAACTTGCCGGACAGGTCAGTCGTCGGGGCTCCACTGTCCATCGCTTGGCAGAACACGACCGGATAGCCCATGAAGATTGGACCCATGCCGGTTGCGTAGTTGGCCACGTTGACAGCTTGAGCATTGGCCAGCCGTTGCAGCACGTTGTAGTAAATGCTGCTGTGGCAGTACCACTTGGGCTGAATGCCAGGCAGCATCAGCAACTTGCCCATCGCTTCCTCAAACGAGGCAATGGTGATTTCGGCTGGCGTGTCGATGTTGGTTGCGGTCGTTGCAACTGCACCCGCTGCCAAGGCATTGGCCAAGCCAGTGATGCCGCCGTAAGTGTTGGTGCCGTCGCCAAGGAACAGGCATTGGTCTTCCTTGACGGCGAAACACTGGGCGACTTCTTGGGTCAGCAAGTCACCCAAGGCGACAACGCTGTCTTCCGGCAGTTCGCTGGACCAGCTGGAAAAGACCATCAGCTTGCGAGCTTCAAGCCGGACTTGGTCGAACGCCAAATCCGATGCGGTGACACTGCTGTTTTCGCCAGCGAAATAGCCAGTAAATCCACCAGCCCGGCGAGGAATCAGGGTGACGCCCGGTCCCATCGGGTAGACTCGGCATTCCCGGCGAGCGATGCCGTATTCTTCGACGTTGCGAATGATGGCCGATTCCAGCACTTCAGGCACCAAATAGCCGCCCTTGGTGTTGTCGCTGGTCGACATGGCGTTTTGGATGCCGTGCGACTTCAGCCATTCGTTGGCACCCTGATGGCCGTTGATGCTGAGAAAGAACTGACCGGCGATGTAGGCTTCCTTGTCGGCGTTCGGGCCTTGGAAAGCCTTGACCACGCCGCCCTTCGCCTTGGCCGGAACTTTGACAGCAGCGACGTTCAGCTCGCCATTGGCGACAACTTCGTCCGATTGTTTGTCAGCGGCAAACCGCTCGCGGGCAATCTGCTTTTGGGCGGCTTCGACCTTCAGCAGCCGGTCGAGCTTCGCTTCCAGTTCGCCGAGCTTTCCGGCTTGGTCGCCCTTGCCTTGAACCTCGTCGATTTCCTTTTCCTCGTCAGCGTTCAGATCACGCTGTTCGG